CGCTCTCAATTGGAAAAGAGAGAGCATGGTTGGCAAAGAAATGACACTAAGTGAATTAAAAGAAACGCTTAGAACGTTGAACTTGCCAACAAACCAAAACTTCATAACAGTGTTGGTAGGATGCGAAAACCCTCCAATCATTCGTATGGAGAGGGGTAAATATTGTTTTAACCCCAAACCTGTCCACATCGATAAGATGAAATTGGTGTGGAAAAACTATGGCAGTTATGGAAATAGAAAGGCAATGAAAGCTGAACAAACAAGCCTTGATATTCTCATCAAAGATGCCATCGCCTTGTTGAAAAACAATGGTTACAAAGTGTTCAAGCCTGTTACTGAATACAAAGAAGTATAAAGTAGCAGACTTGGGCACAGCCCAGCTGAAATCAATTCAAAATCAAAATATATGTCAAAGACAAAGTACATTTTAGCGTGGGTAGGCGTGATACTGTCCTCGCTTGTGATTGTAGGTTCAATTGTTGGTATAATATTAGTAAACATGCACTAATTATGAAAAAGAACAATCACATCCTTGCAGGTATACTTATAGTAATTACACTGGTTTTTGCTATGAGTATGGTTGCCCAAACTGTAACCCTCAAAGGGAGGCAGTTTACTGTGGAGAGCAATGGCAAGCGTGCCGAGGCTTTCGATTCGTTAACCACGTATACGTATCGTGATACAAACGATTCTATTTATGTGGTTCATCTGAGCAAAAACCTTAAGGCATTTATCGTTCGATACTCAAAAAGAACAGGTAAACCTTACAGGAAGTACTTACCTATGATTACAAAGCAACTAGACGAAATGCGATGATCAAGTTGGTAATTGCTGCAGTGGTATTTTGCCTATTCTTCGTTGGAATAGTTGGTTTCGTTCAAAGTGCAATTGAAGAATGGAAAAACCAGTAATCACTTACGATCTTTCTGGACATCAGTATGTCCAAGAGAAGACATTGACGACAGGGTGTTCATATAAGAGGAATTACCCAGTAATACGCTAGCTTATGAAATATGTCATGAGTTCTTTCGGTGTGCTTTTGCTTATGTGTATTTTATTAATCATGTTGGACATTCGTAGTTCATCTTCTGTAAGCAATACATATAAGCAAAAGCATAAGGTATTCGTCCCGGACACGATACCTATGGAATTAAGTCCGGATAGTATCACTAGTATCAAGTTTTCAATTAAAAATGATCAAATTTGGAATTGACGTAGAACTCACTCCAGAGCAAGCGGCTGCGGCCGAAGCTCATTGGGGCGAAGACAGGCTGGACGCCTTAGTGGCAGACGTCCAAGGAACAATAAAAACGTTTTTCGACGACCTTATAAAAGAGGATACAGAGAAAACGAGAGACGATGAGCCAGAAGAGGAAGATGGAGAAGAGGTGTATTCTCTTACGCCTTTTACAGGCTGCGGAGATTAAGCATTACACAACAAGAATCTATAATATCAGAAAAATACTCGAAAATGGCTCAATCAAAAAGAAAGAAGAGGGAGATAGTAGCGACATTTAGAGACGCTCTAGGTAATACTATTTCTCTCTTCAAAGTACATGGAGAACAGTGGTCCATTTATCAAGAAGTGGACGGACGAATAACTGTTACATCCATGCCGCGCATAGCGGCAAGAAAAGAGTTTAGGAGGATTAGGAAAATAAGAAAACCACTCTAACTCTATATATATTCGTCAAACTTAGCGGTAGGGAGAGCAGTAGCTTCTGTTTTTATTTGCCATATAATTATATATAGCTCTCCCTGCCGCGGCGCATAAGTAAACACACCAGGCACGCCTTTAAGCACACTTACCTGTATAAATCCAGGGGAGAACAGCTAATACTTAAAGAAACTCAGCCTGTCCGTAGGTCAAGTCGGAAAGAAGGAGAAGTCCTAAAGTGTGAGACCCAAGCGCTTGCCTGCAGTACGCAATAGGCGTAGGTGCGAAACCAACTGCAGGACCAATACTAGTTTCAACTCCCTTAACTATCACATTCATTTTTACTTCATGTTTATTACTTAACTGATGAAGTGGCGAAGCCTAATGTGAATTACGCTTAGCACCCATATCCTGTATTGTGAAATACGGGATATTTTGATGAATTAAACCAATATTAGAGATAATGGAAAATATAAGTCAAACCATTCAAGTAGGAAAAAAGATTTATGATGTAGTAGAGTGTGAACCATTTAAAAAGTGCATACTCTGTCAACATTCATGTATGCCTATTCCTTGTATTACACACGCTGCATTAGCTCTTAGAGAGTTTAGTGTAGAAATGTGTGACGAGAAATTAGGCAATAATCACTATCCGAAAGAAAAATCCCAAGAAAATGAAAAGGATTAAGGTACATTCAAGAGGTATTGAAATAATTATTTTCATTGCCCACATCTGTGCTATAGAAAATCTGCCATTGAGCAGTAAATTCTGTAGCAAAATCATTCTGACTTCGTCAGATGAGAAATTCGTGGATGAGATTCCTGATGAAGTATTGTCTTTGATAGATGAACAGAACTAAGAATCAAGTCCATCCTGTTAAAGAGAAGAATAATCTAAGAAAAATTCTTTTCAAGAACAGCTCTGGCTCGTCTATGGTGTTGTTTCGCGACATAGACGTAGTAAACGCGAAAGTTCGTGTAGAAGCGCTAAAACAGATATATTCTGATTGGCGTGGTCAATTCGTAATTTGCAGATAATATGCCATGTAAAGTGTATAAACATACAATGCGGCTATCAGAAAAAATTAAAAGAGCTTATAAAGCGGAAGTTCGTAAAGCCAAAGAATGGTGCGAACAGAAAAACGTAATGCTCAAAACATATTCTGAAGCTGATGAGTATGACATGTGCATCATATCGAACTCAGAGTACGATTTGCACGAATCTAAAAACGAAATAGCAGAGGATAACGGCAGTTATTTCTTAAATGTAGAAGATTATGAAAAATACACAGAAGAAATGGGTTGAATTCTTAAACCGTGCGACCCTAGCGACAGTATATTTTCTGCTGTTCGTAATGTTTGTTATATTAACAGCGTTAGCCTGCGATATGGTACACAGGAATCCGTCTTGGTATCCCGTGGTCCAATTCATTGGAATGTTGTTAGGAGCTATTATCTTTCTGATTGCTTTTATAAGTAGTTGGGAAGATATCTTTAACGAGGAGGAGGATGAGGATTAAACTCACCCTCTTCCGTGATACTTTAATGTGGCCAACGGCGGTCTCAAGCCCGCGTAGTAACACAGAGAGAAGTAAACTTAATTATTAACTAAATTCATTATCAAAATGAAGAACAAAACGCTTTATGTCATCTTGAGTTGTCTCGGGGTGATTCTGCTCAGTTTAGCGTCTTCACTGGGCTACCATTACGTGGTTGATGACACCACACAGAAAGACAGCACTCAGGTATCGGCAATGGTTGACTCTCTGCAGGAAACCGATCTCGTTATGACATCGATCGATGAGGTTATACAAGACCATCGAGAATTTCTCAGCAATGAGTATTACGATTCTGTATACTTATCGATACCAGAAGAAATTCTGGTTAGCGTAACCAAAGTTGTATTAGGAAGACTTGGAAAAGCTACGGTTCCTGATATCGTACAGGAATATTTAAAGAACTTCCAGACACTGTACCGATTTCTACCAGCATCTCCCGAGCAAATTCCAGAAGCACCAGCTGTTGCGCCTCAGAACAACGATTCAATTAAGATTCCGGCGACCAAGGATACGGTGATTAACGGGGAACATTACACTATTATGCTACAGTAGCTATGGCAAAAGAAACTCGTGCAATCATCGTCCTCTTCACAGGCGAGGAACCTGATGAAGTTGTTCGTGGTGCAATAAAGCATGCAATCCGTAATCACGCTGATGAACGGATCGAGATCGTGCAACTAGGCAGTGAAGAGATTGTAAAATACCTCGTTGAAGGCGTATGTAAAACAGAAAAACCTGCGAAAGAGGCTTCTGTTGTAACAATGCGTACACCTGAAGACGAAGCTGTCATCTATATTGGCACCCAAATGAAAGATGAACTGACACACTTTAATGCTGCACAATTCGTGAGCGCTCTGTCGAACAAAATGGCAGAAGCAAGTGTGAATCCTTACAGTGAGGAAAGCAAGCAGTTCATGAACGCTCTTTTTATCCTCTCCAAAGAGGATTTAGTAATCTCTCAAAGTCTGTTGAAGAAGTATAAACTGAATTCACAGAGGATAAATCTTATCAAACGAGTATACAACCTTACAGCGTCATTCTAATGGGAAAGACATATAGGGATAAACCCGCGAAACAAAGAGACATAGCTCTAAAAAAGGAAGCACGTGGTGAACACCGGAGAATGGAACCACAATTGCGCCCGCGCCGCTGTAAGCGTGTCTCAAACTGGGAAGACCAGTAGAGTTAATTAACATAGTTTAAAACTTTTAAAACCGTTATCAAAATGGCAAAAGATGAAAAGAAGAAGCAGCAGAACAACGCTGCTCCCGTAGATGTGGACAACATCTCAGTAATCACCCGTAACAACAATGTTCCCAGCGTAGACATCTCTAAGAACGTCTATGAGCAGATTGCTAAGGACAAGGACGAGCGCCTGACCGAGCAAATCAAGAGCCGTGCTCTCCGTTCGGAGTATATGCGCAGACGTAAGCTGCTGCAGCTCCGCGCACGCCGCCGCGAGAACGACATTACTCTCGAGTATCTGAAGAAGGCTGAAATCCTGCAGTACCAGATGGCCGGTTTCCTCCTGAATGAGGACCATATTGCCAAAATGGGAGGAAAGGACGGCAAGCTGGAGCTCGAGATCGTCGTCTACAAGGACGGCGAGCCGTCGAAGGAGAAGCAGACATTCGAGCTGAAGAAGGGCGAAGAACAGTGGGTGCCCGCATCAATAACGTGCACAGAGTTCGACGACCTGTGCGAGAAGCTGAAGGACGATGAGTCGAAGGCCAAGGCCAAGTGCGACGCAGATCTTCGCAAGGACCTGCAAGAGCTTCAGGCACAGTATCCTGGCTACTTCTCTTATTCGTGGAATTGGTAATTCCGTGAGTGAACAAATCTAAGCACAAGTATCTTTGTATCATGTGCAAACTGTCGTGAAGCAGAAAAATATTCTATGAGACTCGTCATTATTATGACTTTTTAGAGTGAACGGAATTGTATATAGTAACGATAGTAGTCGCGAATTAACGCGCACATCAAGTATCTTTGTATCAGATGTGGATTTAAACGTCTAGCTAAGACGTAAAACATGCTTTATGCTCAATAGCAAAACTATATGTGTACCGTTGTGTCAGCTTATGCTCATATAGACTATCAAAGTACGTTTGTACGACATGCGAGTATCTTTGTATCAGTCATATCACCGTACACATCATACACGCAATTTAAAGCCCGTCAGAGCCACAGAAAGTACCCGCTGGACAGCGCATCCATTCGGTCTACAAAACGTGCCTCTATGGGCTTCTAAATAGCATACAGGGCATGAGAGTTTGGCCACTCTCATGCTCACAATCTTAGCGTGTCCCAGAAGAAGCTGTTCGGACACGGGTTCAAATCCCGTCAGGTCCACGAGTTTTATCACTCGTTCTCATTAAAACAATGAGTGATTCTGCTTTTGGAATGCAAAAGACGCGTGGCCACGTCAAGCGAATACGTGGCAGTTTGGGCCTGATTTGGTTTAGACGGCAGTAGAAAGTAAGACATTAAGCGCTCTGATAAAAACAAACGGCAACAATAACGTTGTAGATTACACTGGCCTCAAGGAGGCTGCGTAATCAGGTGTACCCTACCTAAGTGGGGAGAGTGAAAAGGAGACACTAGATTAATTCTAGGGTGGGTCCGACTCCCACCATCACTCCAAAGGCGCATTAGTTTGGTAGAGTTTAAATTGGCGCATTTTCTTAACTAATTAAAACTACCAGTACTGGACTTTTAGCTCAGTTGGTTAGAGCAGCAGACTCATAATCTGAAGGTCGCAGGTTCAAGCCCTGCATGGTCCACAACGTATAACATTAAAACAAATCATTATGTGGAAACCAGGACAACTAGTAACAATTCACGGTAAAACATACCGTATTACAAAATTACCAGAAAATTCTTCTAAAAAATACGGTACATGTATTTTTTGTGAGTTTAGACATCTAGAAGGTAGCACATATCCTTGTAATATGTGTAAGCAATTGATTTCAATCAATTGTTATCTTAAAAGAAAATATATGTTGCGAGATTTCAAGAAAACAATGCACCAACTAGAACTAACTGATGAAGAAATGGAAGAACTGGAATCTATGTAGAAAATGCCTCAGGGGAGGCAGAGGGAATTCAGTATGGCACAGAATAGAGTATTAACAGTATGTTATTCGAATGCAAATGGCAACATGATTCGCCCGCCTAGCTGACAAGAGGTTCGTGACCTCAATTCCCGCTAAAATTCAACTGTATGGGTAGTTATAAAGCAATGTTGCGGGATAGAATGCCGCAAATGTTAGATTTAGCGTTGCGATGGTGTAAAGCCAAAGACCGCTGGATTAATTATGTCTACGATAATACTGTCAAAAAATATTCACAGAACAAAAGGTCTATTGCTGTTAAAACCGTTCTAGGCGTAAAACAGAAATATAAAAGACAAGAAATATATGATCAGCTAAGGTATGTTGAATTTAAACCTGTCACAAAAGAACAAGTTGACAAAATACCTAAATCTGAGTTATATATGAAGTTCTCTGAGACTATCAATTGGCAGAAATTATCGAAGGAGGATCCCGATATGTATACTTATTGGAAAGCAGTAGCTGACTGGGTTGACTGGTTTAGCAAATCACATGCTAACATTGAGGATACATACAAACACTCTCAAGGATGGAAGCTTGATAAAGATGAAATTGTACCCATTTTAATGGCTAAATACAATATTAATCGTAAATTAACTGAATTTTTAATAAAATCTTTTAAGTAACATGTTTCCAGAATCTAGCGGTGTTTACATCGCACAACGTGACAGTTCCCTCTTCATCGTAAAGATAAGAGGTGTGTATCCGACTTTACAGTTGGATAAGAACGCCATCGACTTAGGTGAATACCTTTGTAATGGCAAAAAGAAGGAAGTTCCTAAAGAAGTGTTGGATAATATGGAAATATTCCACACGGAATGGACCTTCTACTCTCTCAAATTCATAGACTTCACTGTATTTTCCAAAATTGACTTCAATCCGGATGGCACAAACTTATATCTTTCAGAAGAAGACATCGTGCTAATCAGAGGCAAATACTATCGTATGTGCCAGCAAGGAGTGTCCCCAATGAAGATTTGTCGTGCATTGTCCTATGAATTCAAATGCTCTTTAGAGCAAATCATCAAACTAGTCAACGATTTCGATGCTCAGCAATGTTACGTTGATTGACCAAATGCATTTCCCACAAAGTTTGAGAGATGCAAGTACGATGGCTAAATACGAGTATATTAACACTGTGTATCGATTTGGTAGTACGCATGTAATAGTTAATAACATACGAGTATTTGGTCCATATCCTGAACCAACCAAACCGTGGGATATATCTGAAGCAGAAAAAGTAGTTATCTATAACCAAGAGGTCGCTAAGGTGCTTGCTTGGGTAATGACAAGAATAGTAATAAACTTGTCTAAAATAGATTATAAGACGTTGCACGTACTTATAAGAATAGCTACAGGAATGCTAAACAAATGCAATATTCCAAAGGAATTAGCGATTATGTTCCACGACAATATGGTTGAGAATCTAAATTCTGAGTATAACATATGTCATACATCAGAATTACCCTTTTAGGGCTGACAACGTAAAGGGGATTCGTATTCTCCGCAGCCCACTATACGGCTAGTGTCCGTCACATCTCGTAAGAGGTTAATAACCACTCGCTAGTGTACTCTAGTGTAATCACAACTAAATTTGTTTGATATGTCTAAAGAAATCCCAAGGATAACATCTGAGGAAATCAAGACTATCAAAGACGCTAAGGCTGGATCAATGAAAGCCTTCAATCGTATATTCTATCGCTACAAACCGTTCGTTGAAAATTTACTGAATAAGTATCTCAACGATATGGACGAAGCGAAGGACTTGACTAACGTTGTGTTCTTAAAGGTATACGATAAACTCTCGAAGTTCACAGCTTATGACTCCTTTGGAGGCTGGCTGCGAATACTGACTAAGAATACAGCCATTGACTACTTAAGAACAATCGGTAATAAGACCAGTGTGTCTGCTGATGACCAGAACAAAAAGTTGCAACTATCTGACAGCAGTGGAGATAGTGAAGTAAACATCACTAACAAGATGACTTACGACTATTTAATTGGCCTGATTGACACGTTACCTCCATCGTATCGAGAATCGTGTAGATTGTTTTATGTAGACAATATGACTGTAGAGCAGATTAGTGAAGCTTTACGGATACCGCCAGGTACTGTAAAGTCGAATCTTTTCCGCATGAGAAAACAATTCAAAAAAGTATTAAAGTTATGACTCTCTTACTGACCATTTTGTCAATAATAGGTCTTATCGCAATTTCTTGGTGTATTGCAAAGTACAACAAGAATGATAACCTATTCTGGATCCTGCTGATCGCACTGTTCGCAGGTATGGCTGGTGGAGCTATCGTCAACAAGCTTGATGGAAAGAGCAACAATGACGAGAAGAATAACATTAATCTTAAGCAGGTGTATAATCCCACGCAGGTGTCCCCAGCAACTAGCATCGATTTCTATGCTGCGCTGGGCGACGCCCTTGCCTTTATGGCTAATCCTGCGAGTGAGGTGATAGAAATCCCTGCACGTGACAGTAAGATTATAGTTATTGCTCCTAGTGAGGTCTCTGAGGGAATTCGAGGCCAACCACAATTTATCAACCCCCTGAACAAAGGAACACCAGGGATGCCGTTCGATACGAGTTGACTAACCTATCGTAACAGCACAGAGACAAGTAACGGCTACACATAGCCAAGTATCAACCATTCTTAAACCATTATCAAAATGTCTAAGAACAAGAATTTAGGCTCCAAAAAGGAGGAGCAGAAGAAGGCCCCAAAGGCCCCTGCAGCAGCACCCAAGGTAGCTGAGAAACCTGCAGAGAAGAAAGTCGAGAAACCCGCTGCAAAGAAAGAAGAGAAAGTAGAGGAGGCTCAGGTTATTGCAGCGGCTGCTATGAATCCTGAAACTATCCTCAACCGTTCTGGCAGACGCGGCGGATTGTCGCCTGATGCAACTGTCCAAGCTCTCGATTTGGCACATCGCGTGTTCGTTGAAGAGCGCGACCCTGATCTGCAGTTTCCGAAGGAGACCGCAATCAAAGTCAACAAGATTGTTGCTGTCGGCATCCTCTGTACACTGGCGGACCATGCAACCAACGGCGAGGATTCGTTTGCAGCTGTCCTCAACACCCAGGCTTATCCGAGCCTTGCTTCGGCCGCTGAAGACCTCGGATTCAAGATTCCTGATATTAAGGCTCTACCTGCAGGAACCGCCGAAGGTACGGTAATGCTGCCTGCCAAGGAGGTGAAGATTCCTAAGGAAACGAAGGAAAAGCTCAAGGAAGAGAAGAAGACTCGTGATGGTGAGAAGCCTGAACTCGACCCCACGAAGATTGACTCCGAAGAAGGTGTCAAGAAAGCTCTTGAGTACATTTTCACTATTTCCGCTGGTAAGCGCCTTCCCGATCTGCTTACGAACGCTATCGACTTCATGAAGAAGTTTCGCGAACACGAGGCAGAGCTCGCTGAGAACACAGAAGAAGCTAAGGCTAAGTTTGCCAACTATAATGCTGGTGATTGGCTGGACGACGCATTCGGGTATTTCAAGCCCACCGTATTCTTCACGGGTATTGGCCGCGGCATGGCGTCTGTTACAGACATCGAGAAGTCTCCTATTCATGCCTTCGTTATCTTCCGCGAAGCCATAAAGAGTAAGGAAACTGGCGAACCTGTGTTGGATGACCAGGAAATCGCATATTGTGTGAAGTCCATCATGAAGTGGGTCTGCAACATGAACATCGAGTCGAACCAGAAGGCTATCGACAACCTCGACAAGGAGAAGAACAAGTCTGAAATTGAGAAGTGCGAGGCTCAGATTCAGAAGTACAATGACATCCTCGCTTACATCGCTAGCCCGTCCTCTGAAGAGATTGACGTCCTGCTTGACAACATCGGCTCTAAGTTCGATGACGGTGGTCAGCTGACACCCGAGTGCCAGAAGGCTAACAAGTTGTTCAATCTTATCTGCAAAACTTACTACGGTAAGGAACTCTCCGGTGCAGATTACAAGAACCTGAACGACAACATCAAGCAGTATGGCTATCACATCATCAACCTGTTCCGCGCTCCTGGCGAACGATTGGTGGATGTTGGTCTCATCAACATTTCCGACTTGGAAGAGCGTTCTGAAGAAGAGCGTGAAGCTGCCATTAAGGAAGCCAAGAAGGCTTGGGCAGACCGTAAAGCCAAGCAGAAGGAGGAAGAAACAAAAAACGCATAAAGCGGTTTAGAAGAGAATATCCTATACGTAGTACTGTCGCTCGTATTAAAAACTTCTGGAAGAAGATAAAGGGATACTTCAAAAACCGCATTACGTACAAGGCTAGTGTTGAAGAGTAACTAACGCTATCAAAGCCATGAAAAAATTACTCACAGGTATCTTCGCTATAGGAATGGCTATCTTAGGCTATACTATCGTAGATAACGTAGACACCAGCGTTCCTTTCTTTTCTAAAGGAAATACGCTTGCTGCCGCTACAGTTCCTCAACTGGACGTAACGACACAACGGACCCCTAAGATTACAGTCGAAGAAGGGGTCAGAGAAGTTTTCATAATTGACAGTGTGCTCGTGCACGATACTGTCACAGTAACTAACACAAAGTATGTGAGGGTTCCAGTCACCAAGCATACGACGGACACTGTATATATTGTAGACGCAAGTTTGCAGGATATCGCAGTTGACTCTGTTAAAAACAAAAGTCCTGGAGACTGTGAAGAACAGTCTGTGGACGTAATTCTCACCATTGATGGAAAGATGGTGTATTCGTCCAAATCCACTCCTGACGAGCCTTAGAAGCTATAAGGGCAGGTCTCATTAGCCTGAATGTAACTTTACTGGGTAGGAGAATATGGTGCGCGGTCTCCCCGCAAAAATCCAAAAGGTACTACGGAAGACTCTGAAGTGTGAAAAGCTTCTTAGTATTCGGGTCAGCGTCGCGTTTAACCCGACTCGGCCATTGAGAACCGTCTGGAGAATGGATAGTAGAGAAAAGACGCGTAAGTCCCAAGAAGGGCAAACAAACGCCGTATCGGACAAACTATTCCGATGTGCATAGGAATAGTATAACGAAACACGAGATGAACATATCAGCCTCCCAAACCTGATATGATGCATACTGGAAGGTTCCTTTTATGTCTTAGCCTAGTGTTCAATGGTCCCAAGCCATTTATGAAGGGGTGAAAATTACTCATTATGATATCTTGATGATATGGAAGATAGCAAACCTCCATGTGGGGGTCCAGGGATGAGGTGGGTGCTGAAGTATTATGAACATAATCATAAGGCGTACCGTAACTACGTCGCACTAAAGTCCTTGCCGTTCGATTCGAGTATGCTTCCAGAAGAGCTTGAGAAAGTACGAGTGACCGCCAGGCCTTGGTCGTTCATGCGGTATATAAAAGTAGAATGACCTGACTCCCGATGCAGGGGAGTATTGCGCCACGAGACCGCATTCATAAGTCTGATGGTAGACAGCCTCTTGCAGGTAGTAGACAACCTGTAATACTTTCCGCAAAACGTAAATTTAGATGATTCCTTGACAATCAGAACAAAAATAAGTCATGATAGGTCGATTCGAGCTTATACAATCCAGTATAAAGGTAGATCCGCCTAGCCTTACACGGATAGGGTAATACAAACTTCGCAACATCGTAAAGAAGGTGTAGTTGAAGATAGAGTATAGAGTAAGCCGTAGGAGAAAGAGAGTACTAACATGTCAAACAAAAAATTGGATGTCCCCTGATAGATATATCACGTTGCTTATAAGCGGAGTAGTAAGCCGTTAGCTACCGTTGTATGGATAGCAAAGTAACCATCTTATATTGAGTCAGACCGAGTGCCAACCGTTATGATGCTAACCAGGGTAAAGTATGGACAGCAAATCCATGCGTACACCGAAAGGCAGAAGCTAATACAGTAATGTTTACAAGGCAGCTATAGCAACTGATTAGACGCAGTGGTATAACCGTATGCAGGAACTACTATCCCCTGTCTCGGGATGTGTACAAAGAAGCTATAGTGGGTGACAAAAGCAGATAATGTATAGGTTGAATTCCTCATATTCGTGCACTATAAACAGAAGACAGCAGCAAAGCTGAATGCACAACAAAAAGCCGTAGGGTAGCAAGTTATGAAGCTTGTAGTACCGTTCGATAATGAAACGAACTCCTCTCGTAGAATGCCTAATGCTGGTCGAAAGCAGGAAACAAGCACGTTTTGTACATTAGCTGTTAGGCTTGAACAATAATCAGAAAATGTACACATGTGATTTCTTTTGTACCTGGAAAATACATTGGAGAAATCATATCTTTGTGGGTCCTATGAGCATTAGTTACGCAAGTAAAATTTTGCCAACGGAATAAAGCGCACTGCGCGCGACTGGGGTTATATCGCTTCAGTTATGTTTCTTATTAAAAGATACAACACAAGTTAAGTAGATTATAGTCGTTGAATCGACAACCTGTCATTCAAAGCTTTAAGAATGGGATTCTCTCTGTTGAATTGGCACAGCTAACCCTACCGTTGGGTTCCTTGGTATGACAATCGTTATATCATAAAACAGAGGCCAAAAAAGCGGTCGGTAGGACTACCGACACAGGATAGGAAACTCGCCACCGTATCTTTGTATCCGGTGTCAAATAATCAAAAGACAAAATAACTTTTTATAGGCTAATAACGCGCTGCCTAAAAGCGCACAGTAATAACTATGATGTCGTTGGTTCAATCAAGAACGATATCAAAAAGGACATTATAAAAAATGGAAACAGCACAGCTTAAAGTTAACGCTACTGTTGTAGCTTCACACCGTCGTGCTCTCAGCAACGTCGGTAAGACCTTTGGTGGTCAGTTCTTCCGTGCCAACCAGGAGGATACCAATCCTCGTCAGGCACAGGACGTAATCGATTCAGAGAACAACAACAATCTGGATCTCGTACTCAACCGCAGCCCGCGCCGCTTCAAGCAGGTCGGTACTGACATCGTTGCCGTGGAAATCGGCGAGGATGCTCAGGGTGCATCTATGGTGTACATCAACCGTGGCCGTAAGAAGCAGGTGGGTGACAAGGTGTTCTCTCAGGAGGCAATCATCCCCGTGTCTGATGACATGCGCGTCGATTCCGATGCATCTGATGACGCTATCCTGGCTGAGGCTCTCAAGGGCGACAAGACTAAGATCTTCGCCGATCCTGAGATGCTGACTGAGAAGCTCAACATTCTCAATGACAATGAGATCGCTCGCCTGGACAAGCTGATTCAGAAGCTGCAGGCTTGGCGCAAGCTCATCATTGACACCAAGAACTCCAACATCGACAAGGCTCGCAAGTATCGCTCAGAGCGTACTTCGACCAGTGCCGCTGAAATCAACGTGATTGTTGAAGAGTCTTAATCATCTAGCAGATGGAAAAGAACCTGACCGACAGGAGTCAGAAGTTGATAGAAATGCTCCTTATGGAGCCGAAGATAGCCGAGGCAGTCTTCGTCGACATAGAACATAGAGAAGCCTATAAAATCCTAGACATAAATCAGGATGGTACACTTACTTTAGGTAAGCGGAGTGTACGCTGGTGGAATCGACTGTTTAATCTCGAAAAAACTATCAGTTTTCGCGACTTTGCATTTAGCACATTCCGTGCTCTTGTCGGTATGGCTAACAATCTTAACAAGAATACTATACTTCAAGGTCTCAGCCAAGAGCTTATAGCTAAAGCCGTTTTAGACAAGAAGTATGATTTTGTTGTAGACCGTCTGTATGATGTAGCAAGATTCGCTGTAGAAAGCGGACAACTGAACACAGTAGCCACGCCGGCAAATGGAGGAACAATGCCTGAGAAGCGAGTAGAAACCGCTACTATTGGTATTGCTTTACAGAATAAGGGTTATATCCCTATTCGCGACAGTGTAGGAAATGTCTTGCTTAATCTACGTGTGAAGGTAGACGGATATACCTTTGATACCATTTAACTGGAGCTCAGAGCTGCCAAGTTCGTGCGCACGATGCATAGCGAACATTCAAATGGTATTAATAACATAAAGTCTATTATAACATATAGAAAAGTACAAACATAAAAGCGTTAACGAGAAGTGCACACTTTGTGACAAGGTTGTACCTGTGTCATTAGTGCACCTCTCGTATTCTATTGTCCTTGAGTAAGTCAATAGGAACAAGTAGGTAAACGAGACTCTCGAATTCATTATAGTTATCAAGAAGTTTAATTAAATCAATTTATAATTATGACAAAGACGACAAAGATGAATTCAAAAGATATTATTATCGCTCGTAAGAAGCTTGATGAGACCATTACTAAGTATTGGCATATTATCAAGACTGAAAATGTGATGTCTAACAAGGCTGTGAAAGCTGGCGTTGGCTCTGGTCTTGACCTTAAGGAGCTATACAACCAGATTACACAGATGGCTGAGACTCGCATTAAGCTTAAGTTGATGTTGAATGCAATCAACAACGGTATCACTACGTTTAATTACGTAGATGAGAAGAAGAAGCACTATTATACTATTTTCGCAGCATGTGAAGAGAAGGAAAAGCTGGCTCATTGGAAGGATATTATCAAGAAGACGATAGATCCTAAGGAGAAGGCGCGTAAGGGTGTGAAGGGTACTGGCAAGCGTGAGATTTTCACCTCGGCTAAGATTACTTCGCTCATCAACGAGCTCCAGCTTAGCATCAATAAGTATGACACTAATATCGAGGAGTATAACAACAAGACTTCTATCGATTTTAGTGGCGAGACTGATGCTGATATTACTAAACTTATTGCTGCATAAAGACATACATAGGTAGACGCGGTGTTGGCGCGCTAGACAGGATCGAGGCCTGTTATTACCACTATTTCGAGACTATTAACATATGTCGAACTAAAACCATAATCAATATGAAAACAATCAAAGAAGCTTTAAATAATATAGAAATCCAAGAGAAAACTATAGAAAAAATAGGTGTATTCCTCAAAACCAAACGAGGACAGATGTTCGTTACTAAGCTGAATACAGCCTCTCTAAAGGAGCTGTGTAAGCGTTATAGTGCACCTAAGTTCATCATGCTCTATGGTAATGATCGTAAGGACAAGAACCTTATCAATGCCGCTATTAAGAAGTATGAGATAACAATTCCAGAGTACAAGCCTGTGACTATCGGCTTTACTAAGCGGACAAAGACTCCAGTTAGGCTTACGGCCAAGGAGATGAAGAAGATGAACGCTATACATCCCAAGAAGATGGGATTTGCAGCACTAATGCATGCTCTTGAGGAGCATAAGGTTAACAAGTTTAGAGCCACTTGTGACTGGTTGTTTAAAGACGGCTCTATTCGAGGAGATTTGTTCTCAGACGAAATGCTGGCACAGCAGAAAACTCAGCTCTTCCTGTATCGTGAATATACCAGGAACTTTCTTGCTAAAGCGTACAGTGGAATAGAAAACAGAGAGTATTTCTATCGTCTGTTCCTCGTGAAAGAGAATAAGAGTGACCTTGCAGAACATAAGATTTACGAGGTTGAAGGTGACCCGATGGTTGTAGGCTATCCGTTCACCATGTGTACAGAACACACCAGTATCGATATTATTCGAGAGATACTATATAGTAGAGTTAAGGTGATACGTGCTCGCGGAGGCGAACTCCCGCTTGAGCTTAAACTCTATAACAAATATGGCAAACTCATTGCCAGTTCGAAAATTTAAAAACAGCCGTTCGCATTCAGGATAACGTATCATGCGGAACAACACAAAGGGAGGAGGCTGGCCTCCCATATCTAGGGGAATTAGTTCATCAGGCTAGAACATATGCTTTGCAAGCATAAGGTGCAGGGTTCGAGTCCCTGATTCTCCACATATCGCGGGGTGGTGAAGTGGTATCATTCGAGGCTCATAATCTCGAGTTCGCAGGTTCGAATCCTGCCCCCGCAACATAATGCGCAGTAAAGCCTCTACGAAAGTATGTAACTGCGTGACGCTACCAGACCGGGTATTACCGGGGCTAGGATGGTTCTCCTGTACAAACAGGAGAGTGGTTCGATTCCGCGGCGTCAACATTGAACCAACGTATCTTAGTATCATTATGGTAATAAATAATCTAAACGTCACCGTTTATGATATAGAGATATTTCCAAATTGTTTTCACTGTACATGTAGAGACACCGAATCAAACGACTTATATACCTTTGAAATATCCAATAGAAAGAATCAGCTAACTAAGTTAGTTGATTTCTTTTATTATAAGAACGACAATCGTATGTTCTGCGGATATAATAACAAACACTATGATGATGTAATCATAAATTACATTATTGACTACTATTACAAGTTAGATCAAGTATCATGGGCAAGGGTGTGTCAGTCGTTATTTGGTCTTTCTACAGCTATAGTGACAGCAGAAGAAGGAGACATCGAAAAGTTTAAGCGGTGGAAATACGCGAACTATTTCGAATCTATGGATTTACTTACAATGCAATTTAGTAGCAAACTTCGCGTAGGTCTCAAAGAAATGCAGATAACCATGCATTATCCTAATGTTCAAGAGTACGATGGTGATTTTAATGCGCCTATACCTCCTGAAGATATGGATAAGATGATAGGTTATAATATAAATGATGTAGATTCGACTACAGAGCTTTTACATAGGCTCTCGAAAGATATTGCCTTAAGGTCTTTCATACAAGAGGAGTATGGTATAAATGCCTATTCTATGGATAGTGTTAAGTTCGGAGAAACCTTGCTTGCAAAGAAATATTGTGAAGCAACTGGAATCAGTAAGAAGGAACTTGAACAAATGCGCTCTCCAATGGATTACATCCCCCTAAAGGATGTTATACTCCCCTTTATAACATACAAAAATCCAAAACTTCAGGCAGTTCTTGAGGACATGAAAGGGCAAGTAGTGTACTCAAAAGAACGAAAAGGCTATGAGAAGCAGTTCGTGCTCTCAAATACGCGCTATTCTGTTGGTGTAGGAGGTATACACTCCATTAATACACCCAGGGTCTACGTTCCAGGTGAGAATGAGTTCATTGGACATGCGGATGTTGCTAGTATGTATCCGAGCTTTATAGTCCAGTATAAATGGATTCCTCGTCATCTTGGAGAAGAATTTTGGCAGGTTTACTCGGATATATATCACGAGCGGATAGAAGCCAAACATAGCGGTCAGAAGCTTAAGAGCGATGCCCTTAAATTAACTCTTAACTCTGTCACAGGAAAAATGCAACAAGAGACAAGTTGGATGTACGATCCATTCTCTGTCTTTAAGATAAGAATAAACGGTCAATTAGTTCTACTAATGATTGTGGATCGTCTGCTGGAACTTGGATGTGAGATAATTCAAGTTAATACAGATGGTGTGATGTATGTCGCTAACAAAAACCTCTCGAACGCAATAGGAGAGGCTATTAGAGAGGTAGAAGACATTACAAAGCTTTCTTTTGAAGCAGATCGCTATGAAGCGTTTTATCAGTACGCTGTCAACGATTATTTTGGTGTCGTTGAAGGATGGTCAGAATCTCATGACCCAAAGCTGATAGAAAGGAAGGGTATGTTTATTACAGAAAACCGTCTTGGGAAAGGTATGGCACCAGTTATCATTCCTAAAGCTGTGATAAACTACTTCCTCACAAGAGAATCCGTACAGGAGTATATCAAACGCCAAATAGATATAAAAGACTTCTTAATGACTCAACGAGTTGATAAGAAGTTTTCTGTAGAGCATGGAGAAACTCCAGTACAACGCATATCGCGGTATTACGCGAGTACCAACGGACCTTATCTGTTCAAAATAAAGAAGGAAGAAATTCCTACTAACTCTTCAAACTGGAATGAGTATAGAACAGAAGAATCTCGGTCCAACATGCTAACGAAATCAGGAGTAACAATCTTGAATAAGTTAGATTCACGTCCAATTGAGGAAAGGAAAATCAACTATAGATATTATATCAGCGAAGCTGAGAAAATCATAGCTGAGTTTACTCATCGTCAGTTGGAATTGTTTTAATAACCAGCTTGTTTATCAGAGTATATAAGAGATGATTATTGAACTCGACACAAAGCTTCTGGACCTACCAGAAGACTTAAATATGAATCAGTTAGTATTCCTAAGTATGGTATTGGATAAGAATCAAACCACGAGAAATCAAGACGTCCATCGATTAGTCAGCCTTATCAGTGACGACGAGATATCATACTTAGTTCAACAGAATCTTATCACCTCGATGGAGAGAGGTGGGTTTATCACTTATGAAGCAAGTCAAAGGCTAAAAGACTTTATGGCATTGTCACAAAGTTATTTTGATTTGTTTTATGAGAGATACCCAGTATATGTACTACGTCCTGATGGATCCAAAGCCTATCTCAGGGCAAATGTCAATAAGTGTAGACATCTATTCAATGTAACATGTGGTAATAGTTCAGCTATGGCAGAACACCTCATAAACTGTCTTAACTTCGAAATCGATAAAAAGATGAAAGAAGGTAAGATTAGTTATATGAAGACCATGTGGCGTTGGTTAGTTGACCACCAGTGGGAAGAATCTGAAGAAGAGATGAACGATACTATAGAAGCACCTGTAAATACCTATGGAACAGAACTTATCTAATATTCGGCCTATATCAGTAGTAGCTCAAGAAGCTATTAACTATATAGCAGGAAGACGGAACCATAACATCGTCTCGCTGAAGACCAGATGGGAGAAGTTAAATAGGCAGTGTATGGGAGGCATTGAGCCTAATACTATCTATACGTTCGCTGGAATAAGTGGTACTGGTAAGAGTTCGCTCTGCAATACCATAACTACTGATATCATAGACCTTAATCCCGACGTGAATATAGTCGTATTGAACTTCTCATTAGAGATGGTTGGATTTAGGCAAGTTGGAAGAACACTGTCAAGTAAGCTAAGGCAAACAACTTCCACCTTGTATAGTTCTGAAAAGGACCTGGATGACGAAACCTTCAGAAGAGTCATTGCAGTATCTAATCAGCTAAAGGAATATCCTATCTACTTTGTAGACGACCCAGGTACTCCTATGCAAATAGAACAGACTATATACAGCTTCTACGAAAAGTACATAAAAGGTACTGGGAAACATTTCGTAATCACGTACGATCATACTCTGCTAACAAAACAAATAGGCAGTGTTATTGAGACTACGAGTGAGCTTGAGAAAGTATTTATAAGAGTTAAGAAATTACCTCTTACGAGTATAATTCAGATAGCTCAAATGAATCGCGAAATTGAGAAGCCAGAAAGGATTAATAACCCATCGGCACATTATCCGATGAGAAGTGACTTATCATCGTCAGATGCGATGTTTCAGGCGAGTGACTACGTCTTCGTACTTCACCGACCAGAGATATTAAATATTGCTGAATATGGTCCTAATCGTTTACCTACTACTAATAAAGTGTATATGCACCTGCTTAAAAACAGAGACGCAGGCAGACCATGTATACTCGAATTCGAGAACGACCTACAGTACAATAATCTGATTGAGTGTTAATCGCTCTGACAAGTACAAAACAATAAAATATAGGCTGAACAATTATGAAACGTTATACTATTAAGATTAATAAGAACAACAATAATAACTTTAGTTTTCGTGGCAACAATCCCTCTAAGGCTCTTGATGACCTTATTCTTTCTAATCTGATTAAGATGAATCCCTATCTGGGCAAGAAGGACGACCGTACTCTGGACGCTATGTTTGCAGAGGCTGGCTTGGGTGCTGATGACCACATTCTTATTCCTAATCGTACTACGGGCAACCTGCTGAAGGGTGACTTCGATACTGAGTTCACTAAGGCTGCTAAGTTCCTGGCGAATTATACGCCTGCAACAAAGATTTTCACGTTTGATCGCAACGATATTGCCTTCTTCGAGGATGAGATCCAGATTGGTGACATTCTGATTCCTCTGTACAAGCTCAGTGACATCAAGTATTATGATGGCTTTGATGCTGACCTGAAGAAGACTATTATCAACATATACATTAGTATTAACCGATAAAACATGCTTACATTACCTACACAACCAATTCCTGCAGTTTCTGAAAACCCTAGGTATTTAGTATTGTACGGACTTCCGAAGAGTGGTAAAACCTCGTGTTTAGCCCAGCTGGGTAACAACCTTATCATCGATTTAGAAGGAGGTACAAACTTTATAGATGCTCTTGCTATTCAGGCAAGAACCATCAATGATTTAGGAGAAATTGCAAGTGCCATACGTGCCAAGAATGCAGAAGTAGGACACAACTTTTACAAACACATCACTATTGATAATGCTACTCGCTTGGAAGATATATGTATGAGCTATGCTTGTACGTTATATAGAAAGACTGAGCTTGGCAAGAATTGGAAGGGTGATGATGTTACTACTCTTGCTCGCGGTGCAGGGTATAAGTATTTGAGAGACGCTGTAAAGAAGGTAATTGATATGTTCAAGGACCTTTGTGATGAATTTATTCTAGTAGGACATGTCAAAGATAGTATCACCGATAAAGATGGCGAAGAGGTCAATGCCAAAGAAATCGACCTTGTTGGAAAACTTGGAAAGATTATATGTGGAATGGCCGATGCCGTCGGATACGTCTACAGAAAAGACAACGAAACTCACATCAGCTTTAAAAGCGGTGGAGACGGAACTATTATGGAAGCCAGAGCAAGACATATCGCGGGAAAAGATATTGTTATTGCTATTGGGGATGAAAATGGTAGCTTAACAACCTATTGGGATAGAATTTATAAACCTGTATAATTTAATTTTTAAAGGTATATGTACAGTACAAAAACCGCAACAACAAACAATAATGAGTTTAATAACTCATATATGCCTGTAGGCATCAACGAGAATGTAACTTTGAAAGAAGTTAACGTAAACAAAAGTCCTCAGGGAAGAGATTTCCTGGAGATTGTATTTGAGAACGCAGACGGTCAGACAGCAACTATGACTGAGTGGAAAAACGAGAAGAATATGTGGATTAAGACTGATGAAGATCTTCAGCAGCGCGACAATCAGCAGTTCGGTCGTATTCTACAGGTTATATACTGTTATTATCCGAAAGATCAGGTAAATTTTGAAGGTTCATCTTTTAGTGAGATGATAAACTGGGTTAAGCAATCGCTTGATGCTGTTACTGAGAAAGACGCCTATCCTCTTCGTCTCAAAGTTGTTTACGACAAGAAGGGTTATACTAAGGTAAGCTCTCTTGGTGTTTTTGTTGAAACTATGGGTGTCGAACAGTCTCAGATTAAGCTTTGGAAGAACGATCTTCTGGAGCGTCCTATTGTAGCAGATAAAGAACCTGCTGCAGATCCGCTCGCTGGCGACAGTGCTCCGGTGACTGAGACAACAGGTGCTGACGACCTGCCGTTTTAATCATCTTGTTTGGTGGAGGGATAAACCATACCATCCAAGTATATTAAGACAAATAATAATGGTCAGTGGTGGAGGACTGGAGGATTAATCCTTCAGCCCCTAACAAAATGTATCTCAGAACTTATTGGGCAATTACAATAAGTATAGTGCGCCAACCGTGAAAGTCGGTAAGATACAGATGGACAGTTCAGTAAGCTGGAATGCGCAAAGCTGTTAAAAGTGAATGAGAGAGTCATCACGCTAAGTAAAACGAATATAGACCGATTAAGGGATGTTGCTGGTACGTAGGTACGACCGAACTTAATACTTAGTAGTAAGCTTATCGGCAACACGGGTTCGAGTCCCGTACTGTCCACAAATAGGGCACATAATTCAATTGGTAGAAATCTAGCCTATGGCCGGAATATGTTGTGGGTTCGAGTCCCACTGTGTCCACAATACAAAAGAGCTTTAAGCCATGTATAGTACAAAAACAGCAATTACAATGAGTCTTAAAGACTTATTGGAAAAACTGGACGATTATAGTATATACTCATACTATCTTGGTGAGTTTAAACCAGGTAAACTAATTAACAGCCCTCTGAGGCCAGACGATAAAATCCCCAGCTTTGCTATCTTTCGAAGCAAGACTGGAGATTTATTGTTTAAAGACCATGGAACCGGAGAGGCTGGTAATGCGTTAAAGTTTGTAAAGCTATATCGTGGTATACAGACGAGAGAAGAACTTGAAAGAGAACTTCTTAAGATTGTAAGACGTATGAATCCAAATCAGACTATTCGTACTAATAATTATAGTCGATTAGTTGGTTCCGGTGTGACAGATATCGGAATAGTACGTCAACCATTCAATACTGTAGATAAGCAGTATTGGAAGCAGTTTCACATAAGCATAGATACGTTGAAACACTTTAATGTGTGGAGTATCAAATATTTTCTTTGTAATAGTGTCGTCAGAGGTACCTACAAAGAATCCTGTCCTATGTATGCGTATAAGGTCTATGATAAATTTAAGATTTATCGACCTTTAGCCTCTAAGTATACTAAATGGCGGACGAATCTGACAAATCGTCATGTCCAGGGACTTGCCGAGTTGCCACAGGAGGGTGGCAATCTTCTCATCATCACAAAGTCTTTAAAAGATGTGATGTGCCTATATGAGATGGGATATAATGCGATAGCTGCTTCGAGCGAAACAACTTTTATACCTGAAGACATATTACAAAGCTTACGAAGTAAGTGGAAACATATAGTTATACTATATGACAGGGATAGGACTGGTATGTTAAAAGCTCGCGATTACAGTAGACAGTATAAGTTCGATGCTATTTTCGTTCATAAGAAATTCAAGGCAAAGGACATATCCGATGCTGTTCGTGATAACGGGTTCTTTGTCGTGAAGGATTGGTTAACTAAAACAGTTGAAAGATATGATTAATTTTTTGTTTGGATTTACAGTTGGTATCATAGTTAGTGCTGGTGTAGCAATATATGCGGCACTAAAAACAGATAAGAAGGTTAAGAAGTCAGTTGGTGACAGTATTGACGCTTATATAATTATGAATACGTATGCTGAATAAGGGTAGAGTTAAAAATGCGACATCAGTCGATAAGTATGGTATACATTTTCGTAGTAAACTAGAATGCTATACTTATGAAGCTTTTATGAAGGCAGGAATACCTGTCAAATATGAGCCAAAGCATTTTACTCTAATTCCTTCGTTCTCCTATCTTGGGGAGAAGATTCGTCCAATTACATATCTCCCTGACTTTATTGGGAGAGGATTTGTAGTTGAGTGTAAAGGTCTGATGGGAGACTCATTTCCCTTACGTTACAAGTTGTTTAAGTATTACCTTAAGAGACATCATAGTAAAATGAAATGTTTCTTAGTGCGTAATCATAAGCAAGTTGACGAAATGATTCAGTCATTAATTGCAGAAAATCATGGAAAATAACAACAAAAACTTTTTGAAGGTAGGTAGTAAGATTGCTTTCAGACCTATCGTCGAAGGACTCGAATATGATTTGGAGCCTGGTAAGGTGTATACTATAGAGTTGGACCGCTATTCGAATGATATTTCGTTCAATATAGCACCCGACTTGATTATGCCCTCCAAAGTCTATGAAACTGAAGATAGTAGTAAGTTTGTGGACAAGGTTGTGAGTCATTTTAATAAGTCCAAAGATGGCACCACTGGTGTCATGCTGTCTGGTTTAAAAGGTTCTGGTAAGACGATAACTGCGAAGATAATCGCATTGAAGTCTAATCTCCCCATTATTCTTATTGATAAAAGCTTTAGACCTTCGTTGCTGGTAAAGCTGTTCAATCAGCTTGCAACTACACCTTGCTGTGTGTTGTTCGACGAGGTCGATAAGTTGGGAGAAGATTACGATGATGATTATTTACTTAGAATTCTCGATGGAGCTAATACGTGTGGTAAGAAACTGGTTCTTTGCACTTGTAATGAGCCTGATGATATCAGCGAGTACCTTAAGGACAGATGTTCTAGAATACGATACTGGAAAGAGTTTGATGAACTGTCGCCGTCTCTGATACAGAAAATATTGGAAGATAGACTTAACGATAAGGATGAGGTAGGACCTCTTACTGATTATATCGTTAGTACTTTTGGCGTAATAAGTTTTGATAATATTGTTTCGTTCACTGATGAAGTGAATGAATATCCAAAGACATCCTTTGAGGAGTTGTTTGAGGATATGAATCTTTCGAGCAAGTAATGGATATATCTGTACCCTACTACGAGGATAAGAGTAGAATATCGAATAGTAATATAGGCTGGTTTATAAACAAAGGACCAGCCTACTTACACAAGATGCTAACAGAAGATGTTTCTGAAGAAAAGAATCCAGTACTCGAAAGAGGAACGATGATTCACGAATATCTTTTGCAGCCTGAAGAGTTCCAAAAAGACTATGTTGTCTGGGACAAAAGTAGACCTTCCTCTGCACAGCAGGAGAAGTTCTGTCAGGAGCTAGCATCTTCAGTTGAAATCGAGCCAAATAAAGCCATTCTGAGCGCATATAAAGAGTCCTACAGTACAAAAGGTAAGACGGACGATTTGATGCTCTCAGAGGGCCTTAAAATAGCCTCTACGTTAAAGGATTATATTGACTTCTTGAAAGCAAATGACGGAAGGATAATGATTAGTCCTTGGGATGTTAAAATGCTTGAGAAAATCAAGTGGAATATAGACCATCATAAGCTTGCTTGTAAACTTTTGCGGCACGAAGGTGTAGTATATAAGGCATCAGATGTAATGCCACCAGTACCTTCTACTATAAAAGAATACGCTATATACCACGAGTTTCATATCAATTGGACGTATTACGTAAAAATGGCAGCTGGAGTAGAATGTAAATCTCTACTCGATAGTCTTACTTTAGACTTCAATAATAAGAAGGCTACTATAATGGACTTAAAGACTACACAAAAGTTGTGGCACTTTGAGGAAAGTATAGATATGTATGACTATTGTCGTCAATTATGCTATTACTACCAAGCTGTAGTTTGGTATCTAAAGTATGAATTGAAGGAAGATCCAAACAAATGGACTTTCGACTTTTATATTATAGGTATTGATACTACTGGCAGTTATGAGATTCGTGTATTCAAAATTGATTACTACATGATAGATTCTCGAAAAGCGATTATAATGGACGCTATGAAAGAAATCATGTGGCATCAAGAAACAGGCAAATGGGACCATAGTAGAGAATATTATGAAGGCGACGGCTCAGAACACTTGAACTTATGAGCAAATTTGAAAAGATTATTGTACCTCTGATTGATGATTGTATAAGGTCAATAGATTTAACGGATGCAGCAGGATTCATAGACAGTTATACTTATGACCCAGATAGACCATCTGGTGAAAAAGAGCTGTTTTTAGTGTTTGATGACACTAAACGAAATGAGTTTACTAAAGATAGAGCTATTCGTTTTAGTAAATCTCCTAATATAAAAAGAACGTATGTGAAATATGTGAACAATAAACCGTACTTCATATATTCGTTTTGGGTGAATCCTGATGTGAAGAAGTTATACGATGGCATAGTCACATTGACTACTCAGCAAAAGGTGGCAGTTTTACAGTTCTGGACACAGTTTGATAGCATTGTTGACTTAATCATGAGTAATCCAGTTATATCCCTTGGGGTTACTCATGAGATGCCATTAGAAGACTTTAGAGATGATTCTTTAGAGGAGTTTGGTATTACAATAAACAAAAAGGAGACAGTCTCGTAATGAGATTGCCTCCTTTTTTATTGTGTCTATATAGAAAGACTTCGTATAGATTGGTCCGTCAGAATCCGCCGAAACCGCCGCTTCCTCCAAAGCCGTCTCCGCCTCCAGAAGAGAATCCTCCGAATCCATCGCCGCTAGATTTTTTACTTTCCTTACTCTTCGATTGTTCTTTATCTTTTCCTGTAAAGTCATAACCAAAAGCCCTATACGCTCCACCAAACATGTTGGTATAGAAATTCAAGTTTTGGTATATACCATAATAATCAAAGAATGTATGAAGATTATCCAAAGGACCAAAAAATTTGTACAACGATCTTTCTCCACGTGTATAAAATTTATATCCTCCTGTTTTGACTTCTTCGCTTAGTTCATGCCCAGAAAGGCCAGTAACGTCCATTATCGGTTTTATAATACCTAAATGTTCGGATATACCATTCTTTAACGCCGTAACACTATTTATCAAATCAAACGTGGACGTTGGGTCTATTGATGTAATCTGGCTTTCAATGGTTCTGAACATTAAATTATCTATGGACAGTCTATAATACTCTTCCGGTATATAAACGTCTTTTATATAGTCAATTACGTCTATGGGATTATACCAAGTACGAGAATGGGCCATTTCCGCAGTTTTTGGTTTAGGAATTTCCAATGCCCAGTCATGTACATGCGGCCACGCGATCATCATTGATAATAATACACTTAAATATACGATTGCGTCGGTCCACGCGTACCTTTCTATTTCTGAGAATTTAATTTTTGTTTTATCTTTTATTTTACCAGATCTAAATGTAGCGAGATACCCAAGTCTCTGTAGTTTATTACTAAGAGTTTTAAAACTACGTGTTATTCCTATTAATATCTAATCTTGAGTAGTTCCAGTTTCATAATCCCACATAAATGCTCTCGAACGCTCTTCATTAGTCATTTTGAGAACTTTACGGTGCGGCTTAGATTTTGTTTTAGATCCTACAACATCTTCTTGCTATTCCTCTTCATATTGTTTTACGATATTATCGATACCAGTAGCAAGTTGATGCTACCACGCTTGCGCTAACCACGCTCGTAGGGCTCCTATAACGCCACCTATGATATCTTGTTTCCAAATAGGTATATCATTATCAGGATTCATACCATTATACAAAGCTGATCTCTTTAAAGTTTTAGAACGAATCTGTGTCTTAATTCTTTGACTTACATGACATATGAAATCAGGATTCTTATTGCCTTGAAGGTCAAATTCTTTTGAGAATTCCGGTTTAAGTTCCATATCTTCGTCGTAGGCACCCCAAAGAGTTCTGGTACACAACATATGAGCTATTTTAGCTTCTTGTTTTGTTTTACCAGCTTTTATAAACGCCTATCTCAATTCATAACTACTATAAAATCCTTTTTCTATAATAACGTTACCATTCTCATCTTTGAGACCTTCATAAAGTCGTACATTATTATAGAAAGCTCTTAATAACAAAGCATTTGCCATCCAGTCGACCATTGAGAAACCACCCATTAAAAGATTTGATGTTATTCTCCTAAATCTACCATAGTTTATATGTTCATTTATTTGATGTACACCTTTTGATACACCATTTAATTGCATTGCTCTAACAAGTTTACAGTTAGCCAGCGGGTTTCCAATATTGAGTATGCATTGTGGAGTATATCTTATAACCTAAACAAAAGAAGTAACTATATCTCGTAAAGACATATATTTACCCATTATAGATTCCTTTATTATTCTTGACATAGAATCTCCGAATCCTACAAGTATAGAGAATATATTTACAGCAAGAGTTTGCACTGTTTCCAAACGCTGCATATTCTTAATAGTTTTGAATAAAGCAACTCCAGAAAATAATCCTGCCTAAATAGATCCTTGTAAAGTACCCAAAACTCCTCCTGCAAGACCACCTACTACAGCTCCTGCCCAAGGCATTCCTAATCCCCATCCTGCAAATGCTCCTAATGCTGCTCCAGAAGTTCCAGTAGCAATAGCGGTACTGGCTATTCCTCTCCACGCGTTAGTCTTAGTTGGGGTTCCAGTATTTTTTGGCTAATTTGGATTAGCTGTCCATTGATTGCCATATACATGTTTATTTAACATGGCATCGAACATTTCTCTAGACCGCTGGTCGTCATTAGGATCCAATTCTTCATCATCTTCAAGTTTATTTTGTTTATATAAATCTTGACGATTTTGAAAATCTAGGTTATACCTCAGAGTTTTAAGTTTAGCATCTATTTCCTATTTGTTTTTATAGTTTAACGCCATATTTGCAAATAATATAACAGAACCAACAACATCTGTAGTAAGCATTTCAGGATTCTTAAGTTTTCTTACGAATTTAAGAGGAACGTCTGTAGCTATTGATCCGTCTGGATTCGTCATATAGTCTTCATTAGTACGCATTGACTCGTCGTTTTCTTCTACGGTAGTAGCAGATTTCCATAACGCGTCTAATGTATTAAAAAAACCTTGATGCGACATGCGAGACAATATCTACATTGTATGAGCGTTTATCTAAGGAAGTCGATAATTGAATCGTCTGTTAGTAGTCTGATAGTTCTTTTGCATTTCTTTCATAATTTCTATCAGAACTTCATATAAACGGAACGTACGATCGTTTTTCTTAAGTTTATTAAACGATTCACTATTATCGTAATATTCTCGTTTAGGTTGTTCAGAATTTAAATCAGATGTGACATAATCATTATTAATATAATCTCCGTTCTTATCGCTCTTTTCTGCAAATCTTCCTCTTGGAACGTATAATAAAGTACGCTCTGTTCTATTAGTTCTAATGTTATAGAACGTTTCAGGTATAGGTTTTAACAGATTGAATATATTAAGAGGGACTCTTTCTACAATAACTTCTCCGTTTACAACACGCTCTTTGGTATATGTAAAAAGTTTCTCCATTGTATTTCTAACTTCATCTGCAGTACCATTAAATACTATCGGATTGCCGTTAGAATCAATAAGTCCAGGAAGAGTTCTAGTAGAACTGGCTAAAGCCGCAGCAGTATACTTATTTATCATATATTGTTGATAAGTAAGTAGATCATTGTGCATCTTTTCATCTTCTGGTTTTACCTAGTTACCGTTAGAATCTATAGCAAATCCTCTTTCGTCTCTATATATAATCTCATCAAACGTGAAATTATTCTAGAACATTTCTGCAAAAGCTTTGGACTACGATTGTCTACAATCTTCTATAATCTAATCAGTACGTTTACAATCCAACCAGAAAGAAGGTCTGTCTTCCATCTTTCTAAGATCTCTTGTATAGCCTTGCTTTGTCTTTACAAGGTTCTACAGTGATCCACGAATAAGCTCTGCGTGTAAAGCTATTCCGCCGTTCTATAAGGACGGGAATTGGCCTAGAGTCTGTTCTAAGAAATCTGGGTTTATACCAAACTGTGAATTATATCTAAAGAAATCGCTTATTAATCTTGGATTATTAGTTTTCTACGCATCTTCTACAACTTTGTTATACTATTCATTAAATGCATCTAAATCTACATGCGTATTTAATTTATCACCAAGCCATTTTTGCCAAGCCCTTATTTCAAAAGCTGTCTATCTTTTATCGTCAAGTTTAGGAGTTCCGTCTTCTTCATATGGATTAGAAAGATCATCTAATTTATCCTGCCACTCGTCCAATTTTGCTTTATCGTCTGAAGATAGTTTTTCTGGATGCGAAAAACCAGTTTCTGGATCTGTGCACAAATCTAGATAATAATTTATATTAGATTGTATATAATTATATGCAAATAACGTTTTTGGGGACAATCCGTGCCCATACGAACGAGTATCTGTGCTATAAGGATCGAGAGATCCTTTATACGGGATTGACATTCTTTCCTCGTAATAATTCCAAGTATATCTGCGATTACAATGTTCACATTTCCACTTCTCTATCTCCTTCACATATTTAATATATACAGGCTCTCCGTTATCCCAATTTTCGTCTTCCGCTAACTCTCCGGTTTCACTGTTTATAATTACTCCAGTTCCGTCGTCTATATAAGTATGACCATATACTTCTTTAAATCTGCTGTTTAAGTCTTTTACAAATTCCTCCAGATCCTATTCATACTGTCCATAATTTATATCTCTAACAAAGTTACCAGTAGGAATACCGTTTTTGTCAAATTCCATAAAGACGGTTTGCCAATTAGATATAGAAGCACGATGTTCTTTTTTAGCGCGACTATATAACCCGAGAATTCTTCTTTGTATCGGCTGTATTTCTTCCAGAGTTTTAGTTTCTGCTTCTTGTATAAGATGGAAAGCTTGGCGTATTATTGGATTTTCTACATAGCTATTATTATATATATATTTAATAGCACTGTTAATATCTCCGTACATTATATTTTTATGAAGCCAGTCTTTTGCGACTTTCTTCATATTTTCCTTCTCAAAATCAGATTTAGAAACCTCTTGGTCTATTATTTGATCTACTATTTTATCTCCGACTATAGCCATTGCTTTAAGCCACATTGGTTTTACAATTTCATCCAAAGTAGTCTTAAGCTAAGTTTTAATTTTTCTATCTTCCGGAGTCATCATATTATCCAAATTATTTGGAATATATCTTGACAGAAGATCGTCGTAGAAACCTATACTATTAGTATACATGTCTACAAGAATTTCTGGAGTAATTCCGCTATAAGGATTAGCAAGTTTGGACTATTTGTAAAGATATCCAGTTATCGAATCTAAATTAGTGGGCATGTTAGTATCAACATCCCACGTTCCTATACTATCTAATGCGAACTTCAAAGCGATCGTTACAGCAGAATAATCTTGTTTTCTCTTTAAAGCATTAAATGTTTCAAATATCTTATTCTATATCTGTTGCTTACGAGGACTCTTATTAGGAACTTTTTCGTATGCTTTATATAGAACATCGAATCTTTTAGTTATTTCTTCTGATACCTTCTAAGCTTTTTCTTGACTATTAATAATATTATAATTAATTTCCTCTTTAGTCCAGGTCTTAAATATAACATCATCTGCCATAAATAGCTAAGAAAATTCTTTGAGAGACATTTTGGGTAAATTTTCTGGAGTTATTATAGCTTTACCTCCAACACGTTCTATCACACGGTTTAATATCTTAGCTATATGATTGAAAGCTTGCCTAATTAATGTTTTAACGGTATATCTATTATGAGCATTTTTGAATCCGTTGTGTATATATCTAGCTAATGCTTGAGTTACAAGTTCGTTTACTCTATCGTTTTCATTAAATCCCTTTTTATCTGTATATGTATTCTGTATTTCAGCCCAAAGTTTTGAGAAGTCATTCTTTGCTTCAGATAGAAGATTTTCGAATAAAACATGATTTATATTCTGAATAGAATAAACAATGGGATGCATGAATTCTTCTATAGTAGATTCGGTAGTAGCTCTATTTGCTACAAGATATATAGTATCCCCTTTTACAAAAGAATTAGCTTCTTTTCGTACACCTTCTGGAATTTGATTATAATTTATTACCCTAAATTTAAGAGTAGGTATCTTCTGTTGTAGTGCTCGAGCTATAGATAAAATAGCACCTATTTCTTTATTATTAGAACGTTCTATTTCGTCCCTAAGATCTTCTTCTATAGTAACGTTATCTAAGAATTCAACGAGAGTAGAATTTTTATCCTATAAAAAGACAGGAAGAACCTTAGTACCTCTACATGCTATACGAATGCTTTCTTCAGCATTGGCGACGCTTTTCGTAACCCTATCTCCTCTAAACGCATGAATAAGACCTCTTTCATAAAGATGGTCTCTCATTGTTTTTGCTGCATCTTCTACTGGAAGATTATGATATATGTTGTTCTATTCTTCAGAAAACGAACCATCGTTATCTATAGATTTTATCTAATTGGGATCTTTTACAACATACTATTTAGTTGGAATAAACCCATGATTATCGCCTTCTTTATCGTATCTTTCCATAAATACGGAATCATACTGAGGATCTCTTATTAATTCGTTTTCTCTTTTCTAATAATCAATAAGAGCCTAAAACTTTCCGTCTTTGACAGAAGTATATCCCGGATTTTTCATATTTAAGTATACGGGCATTGTATACTTACGCTTATATTTAAATGCCTTTTCTTTAGTATCCGTAAAGAAGAATGAATGTCTATCGTGAACGTGATGCCCCCCGAGACTGCCATCTTCGTCGTATTTAAACGTTTCGAATTTATTTGCAGTACCGTGCCACAAAACGAGAGGCTCTCCGTTATCGTCTACAGCTTTTGATACATTTTCTGTAGATTCTCCAAGCCAGTCTCCAAACCAATTTATAAACTCATTTCTATAAACCAAACTTTTGAGTATGTGTGCCTATACTCTATCGTTGTTACAGTATTTTAATAAATCCTAAAATAGCTTAGACTCGGCCCCGTTAGGGGCCTTGTCCAGCTCGTTTCCTTTATTACGCATCCAGAGGAAATATGCTTTATCCTCTCCAAAAATATCAGATAATTCTACAAATTCTTTACTTCTTTTATTTGGACAAAATTCTTTCATATTCATCCTCCTTCACACATTTTTTTATACATTTCTGCTTCTTTGCGTTCTTCTTCCGAAAGATATTGTTGTGAATTATTCATTGCATCGAAGAGAGGTTTAAGTTCTTCGCCATATCCTGATACATCTTCTTCGACTCCAGATCTTTCACTGTTCTAGACATCGCTATTAACGCCGCTTTCCTGGCTTTGAGCACCTTTTTCTTCTGAATTGTACTATAATCTATTTGACTATAAGGATTCTCCTCTATTTGATGCGTTCTTGTACTTTGTTTCATATTTCACAAAAACTTCTAAGTTATCTCTTATTAATCTATATAATTTATTTTTCCAGTCTTTATTAAATTCTCTACCTATACCGGCAAATTCGGCATATGTAAGCGGGAATCTACCTGTAAATTCAGCTCCTTCTCCACTTGCATAATTATGATTAAATTCATGAATTATTAAGTGGGTTATATATTCAGTTAAAGCGAGAGCTGTATCAACATTACGCATTTCTGGTATAGTATAGAAGGGATTTATAGCCAATAAGTTAAATACCTACGGACTTACATTAACACCTCCGTAATTCTTATCGAACGAGAATCCCCAGAACTATGTTTGTATGAAATCTACTATACTCTATCCGTGTCTCGTATTTATATTCTAACCTTTGTAGGTTTGTATATATAAAGACTTGAGTTCCATTACGAGACTTCCGAGTTCTTTTAATACACGCTGTGCATCTTCTTCAAGAACCATATCTGTATTATTGTGGAATACAGGTTTCGATATATCCAAATCAGATGTATCTACAACTGATGAAGATGTATCTATTTTTATACCAGATGTATTTAACGAACTTTTTCTAGATTTATCTTGTTCTCTACCTTCTCGTATCTGAGCCCAAGCTAACATTACAGTCTTGATTATCTGAGTTCCGTCAGACTGAGACTATCCAGATGCAGATTGTTCTGGAGAGAATTGCTTTCTTATTTCTTTAACGACACTTTCAAATATATCTTGTTTTGGACGTTCTCTAGTAGTATCTGCTACTTGTTTAACATCCATAGACACAGTATTATTAAATGCCTAAGAAATAGATTTACGCTCAAGAGCATTATTTATCTTCTTTAATAAGAAATGCAAATCTTCAACTTCTGGACCAACAGTTCCTCTAAATCCTTCTCTCTAATTATTTATAGGATATACAGGATCCTTTACTCCAACGCTAGGAAGAATGTTTATAATAGCCTTAACTCTAGATTTTCCATCTATATATATGTTGTCATTAAACTGATGTAATCCTGATATAAGAACTTCGGTTTGTAGTGAATAAGATGAAGACGGTGCAATATATATTTCAACATCTCCAAAAGCGCTAGTAGCATTACCAAGATAAGTGTATCCTTCAGGGATATTTCCTTTATACTCGGCTTTTTCTGTAGCATCGTACCAAGATCCTATTCTCTTAACATTTAGAGTAACATCTCCTATCATAGGTTTACTTAAGAACTGAGGGGATGATTCGAAATATATAGTCTTTTTATCTCCGTTTTCGGTATAATAGTATTCTGGTATTTTAACTGTTACAATAGTTCCGTTTTCTTCATCTGTTCTAGAAGTAGTCATAACAAAGTTATCATTCTGTATTTCATCAGGAGTAGTCTTAACGTGAGTTTTAACTCCATCTTTTACAGTAGTTACTTCAACAAAATCAGAAGAGAATAAGAACGCCATTTTTGCTAATCCGAGA